AATGTACAGAAAAGAGTAAAAGATGGTGTTGTATTTAGAGTAATGGAAGATTATAGTGATATGTTTAAAAACCTTGGATTGGTTTCATGTCAGTATGCATCATTTGTACCAGGAATAGATACTGGTAGAGGTGCAGTTATTAGAAACACACGAACTTACTCATGTATCCTAATTAACACAGAATTACTTGATAAGCGATTAGAAGAACGATGGAGGGGTACATACAACGAAGATACCGATTTAACGCTTAGAGTTCTTTCTACTGGTGATTTATGTACTGCAAACTTTAATTCAATATTATCTGGTAAACAAACAACGGGAACTATGAAGGGTGGTAATACCACTACTATTTATGAATTTGGAGAAGATAAAGAAGAAAATAGTAAATTCACAGGTTTACAAAAAAAGTTTGATGAATTAAAAGAAAATTGGGGTAGTATTGTTAAGTTTACAAATAATAGACATAAAGACGGTAGACCACATCATCACATTTCTTATACCAGACATTTCAAACAGCCACTTATATTAAAAGATGGTATTAAACGAGAACCAAAAGTGAATAATTATAATATGAACTTAGTTAAACAAAAATAAAATGGGATTTTTCGAAGAAACAAATAACGAACAAGTAGATAATTCTTTGTGGGTGGAGTCGTACAGACCAACTACACTAGAAAATTATGTAGGTAATGAGCATTTAAAAGAAAAAGTAAGTGGTTATTTAGAAAATGGTGATATCCCACATTTACTTTTATATGGAAGAGCAGGAACAGGCAAAACCACTCTTGCTAAACTAATTGTAAAATCGGTTGAGTGTGATTATATGATAATTAATGCATCCGATGAAAATAATGTGGAAACTGTAAGAAATAAAGTGAAAGGTTTTGCTTCTTCAATGGGATTTAAAAAATATAAAATTGTTATCCTTGATGAGTTTGACTATATGTCTCAGAATGCACAAGCTATTTTGAGAAACTTAATGGAAACATTCTCACAACATTGTAGATTTATCTTGACTTGTAATTACGTAGAAAAGGTAATAGAACCAATTCAGAGTAGATGTCAAACTTTTCAAATCATACCTCCAACTAAAAAAGATGTTGCAATTCAAATATCAAAGATTTTAGGTAACGAGAACGTATCTTTTCAACCAAAAGATTTAGTTCCAATTATAGACGCTGGTTATCCTGATATTAGAAAGATTATAAATACTTGTCAATTAAACTCAATCAAGGGTGAATTAAAAGTAGATACAAAAAATCTATTGGAAAATGATTATAAAATAAAAGTTTTAGATATCTTAAAATCATCGGATGATAAACGAAACAAGTATTCAAAAGTAAGACAAGCTATAATTGACAGTAGGTCAACTGACTTTTCTGAACTATTTACTTTACTTTATGAAAAGGTAGATGAATATGCACCTAATAACACCGCTAATGTAATCATTACATTATCCGATGGGCAAAATAAACACTTTAATGCAATTGATAAAGAAATACCAACTGCAGCAACATTAATCGAAATATTAAATTTAATTTAAGATGGCAAAAATAGTAGGAATTGGTGGTAATAAACCACAAAAAGCATCGGAACAACCAACACAACAACCAAAAATTGATTTAGGTAAATCAAATCCAGTAATTTGTTCACATTGTGGATACGATGTATTCATTGATGGTTCTAAATTTAGAAAAATATCTAAGTTAATAACTGGAACACCACAAGATGTAGTGGTGCCAATTGAAGTTTTACTTTGTGGTAATTGTGGTGAAATATGTCAAGAATTATTATCACCTCAGTTAGCAGTATTAGAAGAATTAGACAAAAAGAAAAAAGAGGGAAATGAGTAAATTTAAAATAGGAGATAGGGTATTTAAACCAAAGGGTTATAAGTTTCCAGGTATTGTTGTAGCCTTATTTAGAAATACTACTGGTGGTATTAGAATTGTGGCAGAATTTGAAGATAATGGAATGTTACATATATTTTCAGAATCACAATTATCTTTAAGAGAATCAAATAAATGATAGAGAAAAAACCAAAGGGATTATTTGACCATATTAAGGCTATTACAAATGAGCAAGACCCAAAGTATTGGGATACGTTAGAGGAATCTGATAAGAAAACATTTTCCAACTATATGGTATTGAGATTTCTATCAATGAAATATGAGTGGGTTGAAACAATAGCAACTGTACAACCATATCTTCAAGAAGTTCCACCTAAGGCAATGTATTTAGCATTAATTGACTTACTTCCAAAAGGTAGACACTTTATGAAGTATATGAAACCAAAGGGTGCAAATAAATATGAAACCTGGTTAGTTGAATTAGTGGCTAAACACTACCAAAGTTCTAAATTAGAAGCCGAAGATTATTTAAATATATTATATTCTACTAGAACAGGTAAGGAACGGATAAAACAACTATCAGAGGATTATGGAACTGACCCAAAGATAATAAAAAAATTAAAATTAAAAATATAATTGATAAAAGTTTGGAAATCCCAAACTTTTTTCGTATATTTGTATAACAAACAAAATAATTATGCCAAGAGTAAGTTTTTCACAGTATTCAACATATTCATCATGTCCTCGTTCATACAAACTAAGATACATTGATAAATTGGGTGAATCATCAGCTAACATATATACGATTTTCGGAACGAGTATACATGAGACAATCCAACATTTCCTATCGGTTATGTATGGAGTTTCTAAGAAACAAGCAATGGAGATTGATACTGATAAGTTGCTATTGGAATGGATGAGAAAAGAATACATCAAAGAAAATGATAAATTAACTGAGGGTATTATATGTACCCAATTGGAGTTAGAAGAGTTTTATGGAGATGGTAGAAGAATATTAGAATGGTTTAAAAATAAATTAGATAAGTTTTACACAAAAAGTGGATTTGAGTTAGTAGGAATTGAAATTCCTTTGAATGCCAAAATTAAACAAGGTGTAAGTTTTATTGGATTTATTGATGTGGTAATGAGAGATTTATCAGACAATTCTATAATCATTATTGATTTAAAGACATCGACAATGGGATGGAATAAATACCAAAAAGCAGATAAGTACAAAAATGCACAAATAGTCATCTACAAGAAGTACTATTCTGAGCTATTTCAAATTCCATTAGATAAGATAAAAGTGGAATATCAGATAATGAGAAGAAAACTCTATGAAGATGCACCATTTCCAATTCCTCGTATTTCAAGGCATGTACCGGCAAATGGTAAACCAACTGTAAATAAGGTTCATAGTGAGTTTATGAATTTTGTAAATGAGGTATTCGATGATGAGGGTAAATTTAGAGATTTGCCCTATCCTAAAGTACCAGGTGATAGAAAAAAGAATTGTAAATTTTGTGAATTCCTAAGTAGAGGTTTATGTGATGGTATTGCATAACGGAAAATAAATATCTATATACTTATATATAAATGTATATGATATGAACACAGAAACTAAACTAACAACCGTAAAAATTATTAAAGGTGTGTATTCTAATTTTAAAAGGGTATCCTTTGAATCAGATGTAACACTTCAAAAACTAGTAAACAGAACGGTTGAACGATATGTAACCGATGATGATTTTAGAAAAGAGATGAATGAATATCTCACCCTACAAGTCTCAGGTTCCCAATTTTAAAGAAAAAAGTTATATTAATAAGTTATGAGTAAAAAGAAAAAGATTCTTCTCCTTTCAGATGATATGAGGATGAGTAGTGGTATCGCCACTATGAGTAAAGCATTAGTAATGGGTACTCTAAATGAGTACGATTGGTTCCAAGTAGGAGCAGCAATTAAACACCCCGATAAAGGTAAAGTTTTAGATTTATCTGTTGATATGCAGAAACGAACTGGTGTAGAAGATGCTTCGGTTAAAATCTTACCTTGGAATGGTTATGGAAACGCTGATTTGTTAAGACAAATTATGAATTCTGAAAAGCCTGATGCCATCCTTCACTTTACTGACCCACGTTATTGGAATTGGTTATATGATATGGAACACGAAATCAGAGAAAGCTGTCCAATTCTTTATTATACAATATGGGATGATTTACCAGACCCATTATATAATAGAAATTACTACGAAAGTTGTGATTGGTTAGGTGCTATTTCAAGACAAACATATGGAATCGTAAGTAGGTTAACATCTTTAACTGATAAACCAACATGGAAACCTCATTCAGATTGGCAAGTTGCATATGTACCACATGGTATAAATGAAAACGAATTCAAACCAACCGAAGTACCTTCAGATTTCAGAAAAAAGATATTAGCTGGCAAAGAATATGATTTTGTATTCTTCTGGTCTAATAGAAATATTAGAAGAAAGCAACCCTCGGATGTTATTATGGCCTTCAAAGAATTTTGTGATAAAATTGGTAAAGAGAAAGCATCTAAAGCTGTATTGCTAATGCATACAAATCCAGTTGATGAAAATGGTACTGATTTACCAAAAGTAGCTGAAACTCTTGCACCTGCTTGTAACGTAATATTCTCAACTGCTAAGTTAGCAACTGAACAATTAAATCTTCTTTACAATATAGCCGATTGTACAATCAATATTGCAGGTAATGAAGGGTTTGGTTTAACAACAGCAGAATCGGTAATGAGTGGAACACCTATCATTGTAAATGTTACAGGTGGATTACAAGACCAATGTGGATTTAAAAA